TTGGTTTACAAAAAGAAAGAAAACTAATTAGAGTTCTTTCTAAGTCTGCAAAATAAAATCATGAGATAATCAGGAAAAGCGATATACAATTTTGTATATCGCTTTTTTGTTGTGTTTAATTAAAAACAGCTTGACAGCAACCCAATAAGGGTGTATAATATAAATATAAAAAACGAAAAAAGAAGGAAAAATAATGAGAAAAACTATTGAAGATTTTTTAAACGAAACAAAGCAACTTTCAGATGATACTGTTCTAGGGGAAGTAGTAGGAACAGTTTTTTATTGGAAGTATGGCAAGGCGACTGAACGATTTTGGAAAAAGTATTTTGATAAGAAATGTCAAGTTACTATGAAACACTTGCGATATCTTGCTGATTTAGAGTTAAAAAACCTAGATAAATAAAGAATGAGGGGAAGTTATGACTTATACATTAAAAGTACAGATTGATCCCAAAGGGTACACAGAATACCTTGAAAAGATCTTTAAATATGGGTATAAAATGAAACGTGAAATGGTAAACTATTTCAATAGACAAGAATATCGTAGACAATCTTCTGATGATTATAAATATCTGGCAGAAGAAACTAAAACATTGAATGAATTGCAAAAAAAGATAAAAGAAACTAAATATAAAGGGCTAAAGAAAGCATTGAAAGCAGAGTATAAGGAGAAATCAGATGAGCTGAAAGAAGGTTGGATTGCTCTTAACAATGCTTTTGGTTTGAATAGTGGCAAATTTGTTGACTACAACAATATGGGGCAGGTAAGCGTTATGTACAAACGCTACTCAAAAGATGGTATTCTTGACTGGTCTAACGTTGAAAATATGGCGCAAGCTACTAAAAAAGCCTATTTAAAACGTAGAAGTCAGTCAGATAGTGATAACTTTTTGAAAGTTCCTAGAATGGTTGACTTTACAACTATCTGGTATAGAAAACAAAACCATAATGTCTCATTAGAAGGAATTTCGTTTGGGAAACGTAAAAACAAGATCACTCTTCCTTGGAAATTCAGAAATGATGATGAAGTTAGATTATCTTATGCACTAGAAACGCAAAAACTAGCTCTATATGCGATTAAACGTGTTCTAGTAAAAGATAATACATGGAAATATTATGGCTTGTTTGTGTTTGATGGTGTACCTTATGGTACGAAAGAAACCCTCCCTGCAAAAGGTAAAGTTGTAATTTCACTAGATGTAGACAAGTTAGAAGTCGTTGCAAAGAACGAAAGTTCAAACAAAGAATTGCGATTTGATCTAACGAATGATCTGGGATATTCAGAAAAATTGGCGGAGTTGGACGCAAAACTTGAAAATTCAAGACGAATGAACAATCCTGATAACTACGAAGAAAATGGTGTACCCAAAAAAGGAGTACACGCTTGGAAGAAGTCTAAAAATTATATCAAGATCAATAATAAGAAACGGTATATTTGGCACAAGATTAAGAACTATCGAAAAAATCGTTTTGAAAAGATTGTAAATGATATTTTAGATCTTGGTGACGAATTTATCGTCTATAAGGAGGATTTTAAAGCCCTACAGCAACGGAAAGACTTTGACAAGGAAAATATGTCATGGTTCGATACACGCAAGCAGAGAGGCTTTGAGATCATGTTTAATGCGCCTTATGAATTTTTGTTGTTGCTAAACATGAAATTGAGCTATTTTGGCAAGAAAACAGAAGAAATCACAAAGGGGAAGTAGTATGAAGAAAAGTAATTTTTATTTCAGGTATAGGAATGTTGGTGTTTTACCTTGTTCTTTATTTATCCTTTTTCTCCATTATATAATGGAGAAGGGGGTTGATTATTTTGGGATTTTCTTAGTAAAAATGTCGAATTTCCTAATTGCCGAAATATTCTTATGGATTGCATTTATTGGTTATTTTTTGATTGAAATGTGGTTTGTTATCCAATTAGCAAAGGAATTTTTTAGAGCTAGGTTCGCTATTGACAGAACTGGTTCACAAAGACTTGAAACTTTTTTTGGGAAGTTAGTAATGCAGTTGGTTGAAAAATGGAGGGAGAAAAATGATTGTAAAAAACTATAAAAGTAATGGGGAAGAAATAACTTATACGCTAGACTACGACCTTTTTAGTGTGAATGTAGAACATAAAAAGATTAATACAGGAGTTGTTGTTACTGATTTGACGGATCTTTTTGGTTGGTTGGAAGAACAGGGAGCAAGTGTAGATCCACTAAAAAAATTCCTTGAATACCAAAATAGCCTATTGCTCGCAGGAGAAACACTAGATTTTGCAATGAGTGAACACAAAATGACACAAAAGGAAATTGAAGATCTAGCAGATAAGTTGTTTGATAAAAATATATCAGATCGCTTGAAAAAAGTTGAGGAAAGGGCAAAAAGATAGAAAAATGATATGGCAAATTGGTTTGTAAGGATAAACCATAGGAAAGAAAATAAGGGAGAGTTCTATTCTGAGCAAGTGGAACGAAAACTGTATTTTGATTATGATACAAAGCGTGACGTGCTTGATAAAGTTAAAAATGATTATCCAGAATATTTTTTTGACAAAGTTCCTCAAAGAACGGTAGATAAAGAGTTCTTTTATGTCAATATCTATGAGTTGGACAGTCAATGGGAAGCGTTTTGGACAGAAAAAATACCTTGTCAATATTGCGGAAAAAACCCTGTAAGTCGTATTGAACTAAAAAATAATGATTATAGTGGATATTATTTTTGTTGTTTAGAACATGAGGAACAATACTACGAAAACCGTCTTAGAGAAGATGATAGGACTTACAAAAACGGTAGAGTGGTTGGCTTTATTTATAAGATAACTCATAAGCAAACAGGAAAAGTGTATATTGGTAAAACAGTAAATCACCCTATCTTTCGTTGGTTTCAACATTTTAAAGCGCAGACAGGTAGCTATTTCCATGAAGCAATGAAGAACAGCAAAATAACTGAGTGGACTTATGAGGTTATAGACGTTTTAGAAGAAGGGTCAGAGAAGGATTTGTTGGAGTTGGAAAGTAAGTATATTGCTGAATACAACGCAACGGATCATGAATTTGGTTACAATACAAAAGATTGAAAAAACACAAAACTTTCGAGGTGCTAGGAGCTGAAAAGCCTTGGTACGCTTGAAAGTTTTTATTATATCACGCGCACCATTAAAAAATAATAGAAAAACACAAAAAAATAATAAAAAGTGTTGACAAAGAGAAATAAAGGGTGTATAATATAACCATAAATGAAATATTTAAAAACAGGAGAACAGTAAAAATGAAATTGCCAAAATATAGAGCGTGGTCAAAAACGGAAAAAACTATGTCAGACGTGATAAGGATTGATTTTTTGAATGAAGAGGTTGACGCATTTTCATTTGAAGAGAACGAAACTGAAAAAGTTGAGTTCATGAGTTCGACAGGTCTATTTGACAAAAACGGTACAGAAATCTTTGAAGGAAATATTCTTGCTGACGTAGACGAAAGTGGAGACGAATTAGTCTACTTGTATGTTATTTATAAGGACGGTAAGTTTATGGCTGTAGAAAACGAGGAACGTGGCTATTCTGCTGATTTGGTTGATTGTACCACTTATCACTCAGTAGTAGGGAATATCTACGAAAATGCTGAACTGCTAGAAAGATAATGGGAAAACAAAATGGAGAAATTGACGGTTAGAGGTATTTCCACTCACGAAGAAAGTAAAGGCGAGTGGAAATATGGCTATCTCATTGAAGATGAAGGAGTGTCTTACATTATCAATAGTGTCGTAGAAGCGAATGACGAGTATATCACTATTGGAGAATGGTGTTCTGTAGATCCTGAAACATTGGGTCTGTCAACAGGGTTGCCTGATGAAAATGGGGTAGAGATTTTTGAAGGGGATATTCTCAAAGGTGAGAATGGCAATCTTGCAATCTATAGACACCCAACATTAGGATTTTATATAATTGACAGTAGCAATACTGAGTGTTTTTTTGCTGATGGAGTTAATGTTGGCGTGAAAGAATTTAACGAAAACTTAAAATACATTTCAAAAGGTCTTGAAGTCATTGGCAATGTATACGAAAATCCAGAGTTGTTAGAGGTGGGTCAATGAAGCGGAAAAGTATACCAA